ATCAATTGTTGTAAAATAAGATAGTGTTCTTCTTGTAACATTGGCTCGCCGCCGGCAAAGTTTATTTTTTTAGTTGTTTGAAGCGTATCAATGATATTATGGTAAACATTTTCTTTGTCAGATTGTGAAAGCATGTTGTCAAAATGTTTTGTCAAGCCAAAAAGTATTTTTTCTTCTCTAGCAAGTTTACTACTGCTTGTCCCACTGCAGGTCCGGCACATCAAGTTACATACGTTACTTAACGCAACATGTGCGGTTGCTGGTTGATATTTTTTTATCTTGCCATCATGATCAGTATTATCTACAGCATGTTTTTCCAAATGTTTCCATTTTTCATTGAACGATTGTCTTTCACTTTTAAGTCCTACATCTTCAGCATCATAACAAGTTTTACACGATGGAATAGAAATGTTTGCTAACATTTTTTGTCTGGCATTACAAAATTCTTCAGAATTTGCAGCATGGTAAGCATCAGTGTCTTTTACTCGAGATAAAACATGATTTTCGTCAGTCATACAACAAAGACGAACATTTGCGCTAGGGTCAACATATAGATGTTCCCAGGCTTTAAGACAAAAACTTTCTCTATGTTTAACATGTTTTTCAAATGGCATATCCAGAATGGTGTATTCAATTTCTGTTTGATCTGTTGAAAATTTTTCTTTTGCAAGAGCTAACTCTTTGGTAATGTCAGTGTTACCAGTAACAATATGTACAAAGCAATTGGTAATATCAATTTCTTGTAGGAATTGTTGTAAGTATGCAATAGAGTTACCGAGATCATTGCCGAACAGATCGTAGGTATCACCTTTTTGTACAAAAATTAATCGCTGGTTTGCGTTATAAAAGTCTAACCTGTTGGCCTTCAAATATGAATATAATGAATTCATATCCAGATCGCCAGTCAAATAGTAAGGTGCACTTATAGTTTTATATAAGTCTAAAACGTTTTGTAGTTGCATCTAGTAGTTATTTTAGATTGCTTGGCAAAGCATTTTTTGCCATTTTTTCCACTGTGTCTTGTGCTTGTGTAACAGTCATTGTATCTGAAATTTTTGCGTCAGACCCACCACCGGCAAAAATGATCTCATCGCCAGTTACATTTACAATTACATTACTTAGAGGTTCTTGGGTTGCTAGATCTCGCAATTGGCTATCTGTAATGTTAACGCCCATATCAGATGCCATACCCAAGAAAGTTGGAATACTAATTTTGAATTCTGCGCCTGTATCATCAGCGCGGCCAAGCAAGAATTCGCTGAGTGCAACGAGTTGCTGTTTCTCTACTGCTCCAGCGAATTCCCAAAGGCGCATTTATCTACGAGCTCTTCCGAGACTCGCCTCTAGATCTGATTCTGGTTCTTCAACGTCTGCATCAGCATCAACTTCAATATCACCTGCGTCAGTATCTACATCCATGTCCATGTCCATGTCCATGTCCATTTCGCCTGGAACAACTGGTTCTTGTCCTGTGAGAATGCCTTGCGCAGATTCGAGTTGTTGCTTGGCATTCTGTAGATTTCCTACTAATCCTTCTAGTGCTGTTGTTGCTTGGTCACGGAATTGTTGTGCTTGACTTGTGCCTACTTCGTTCTTGATGCTTTCAACAAGTGCAGGGAGATCTTTGTATTCCATATCAGTAATATCTTCAATCATATCCTGTACACGGTCAACCATATCTTGGGCAGCAAGAACTACTTGTGCTTGCTGAATTTCGCTTTCTTGTAATTTTTTACCTTTTTTATATTTTTTGCCTTCGGTGCGGCCAAGAGCTTGAGTAGCAATAGCAGAAATAATTGCTTGTTCATTAGGAGAAAGATTCAGTCCTTTGCGTGCCTTTTCAATTGCATTTTTTGTTTCTTGGGCACTAGGGTCAACTTGCCTAACTATACCAGGCGGTGGAGGTGCTTCGCTAAGAACATTCATTAATGCTTGTTCCATAAAAATAGCCCGGAGGTATTTTGGATTGCTTTCGCTAGTATGGAAAGATGTGCTATTACGATATTCGTTGATTGTTGATCTTACTTTCTCAAGCATTTCTAGTGCTTGCGCTTGGTCAATTGCACTTAGATCCATTTTCTTTTCAAAGTAACTTTCAAAAACTTTCTGTGATTTTTGTACGCTACTTGATTCCAAGTCTAGAAGTTTCATTCTCGAATCCTTTTTGTTGCCAGTATTTAGCCAAATTAACACATTTATCTAATTGTTTCTTGATGCCAACTGCTTGACTGCGACTATTATAAAGCCTATCAAACAGCACACCTTTCTGAAAACTGTCTGTTGATCCTTTAATGCAATTAACAAAATGAACAATTTCCATTTGTTTGTAGCCAAGTTGTTTGTCGCATTCTGATATGCGGCTTTTATATTCAAGTAACCTGTACTTGTCAAAGATACACCAGCTCAGTGCGTTTCTTGTGTTATTTAACACAACCTGTTCTACACGGTTTTTGTACACGGTGCATTCCTCAGGGTGCTTTACAATGGTGTATTCTCCAAACACACTGATACTGTTGCCACTATCAATGATAGCATTGGGATTGTCAATGAGATGTTTTTGTGCTAGCCTTGCAAGTGCGTCTGCGGCTTTCTTTTTGTTTTTTATAGAACGTAGTTTGCGAGAAGCCATCCTATTACTCCTACCAGTGTGAGTATTATTCCGCCGCCCCATTGCATAACTTGATCATTGCGTCTTGTGGTTAATTTGTGTACGCAGTTATGCACTTCGTCTACTACTTCTTCAATTTTGGTGATCTTTTCGTCCAGCGTTTCAAGTTTTGCTTCCATAAACTTGTAACGTTCGGCACACAGCTCAACGTGGCTTTCGAGGCTCTTCTTTTCTATTGCTGTGGTTTCAACCATGTTATTCCTTCCAATGATGTATTTATTTTACACACAACCGAAGGATATGTTAGCACTTATACCCTCAGTGATGAGATATGGGTGAAAGAATCCGTCTTTGTAGGTTTCGCCAAGCCCTACAATCATTGGCACTCCTTCGCAGTCGCTTTTGAGTATGCCCACTGGATCGTTATCCTTCCAAAATATTGCTTCCTGTTCTGTTTCAAACTGAAAGCACCACACCTTCTGATCTTCCATATAAAACGTTGTGACAGGCGTAATGTTCATTGGCTGACATCGTAAACTAATGCACTGCATTATGGTTTCAAAATTGCGTTGTTGGTTGCGTTGATAGTTCCAATCTGCATCACTCAGTTCGCTGTTGCGCCTATAACTTTTTACACCGGTTGGTGTAATGTCAAACTGTGTTATAACTTCAATGCTACCATTCATAAGATGTCTCTCGCTTGCATCAAACAAACGACGGTATACTGTTTTGCCGCCGTCTGGTGATTCGTATATGTATTTAGGCTTCTGCAACCTTGAGTTTCCATGCTACTGTTACACGAAGTTCTGTGCAATGACGGCTTGGTTCCATGCCAGCATGGAGTATTGTGCTATCAAACATTACTGCCGTGTTTGGTGTTGGATATTGTTGACGTATTTCTACATTGTCTTTGTTGTACCATACAGTATTACCGCCCCACACTGGATTCCAAATCTTGTTAGCGTAGTACAATACAGTGTAGTATTTGCCTTCTGGAGCATCAACTACATCTTGATGTAGACTACCACATAAGCCAGTGGTTTGTCCATTAGCATACACCCTGCTGAGTTCAAACTTTTTACCAGTGTCTGCTTCAATTTGTTTTAACAGTGTATCTGTAAACAGTGGATCATCGTCAAGGTCCAGCATCCAAAAGCCTAGCCCACTGCTAACACTGCGCTGTCCAAAATGCCACCCTTTTGCATATCTTGTTTTTACAGACACTTCTTCTGCTTGCTCTGCACTGAGCCAATTGTCTGCTACATCAATCTCAATCATTTTTAACCTCTACAATTTTACTGTTTGCCGCTACCACGTAACGGTTCTTGCCTTCTGCGCTGGTGTATGGAAGTTGACTATGGTAGATAAAACTAGGAAACACCAATAACAATCCATCCTTGTTGTTGATGTCAATACTGCTTTTTGTAGTCATCCACATTGTGCCTATGTCAAAGTAACTGCTGTTAAGAGCATTATAGTACCTTGTAAGTCCATTTTTGGTTTCATTGTTGCTGTCGCCAACATCAATGTAGTAGATACAACTCCAACTGCTGTTACCATGTATGTGCTTGTCGTGATGCGCACCAGGACGGCAAATGTGGCACCAACTTTCGTGTACTTTTACAGCAAGTTGCATGCCTGCGTCCCACTTGCCTTCGTTGGCCTTGCTAGCACTTTTCCAAATACTTTGATTAACAAACTCAGCAAGGGCTATTACGCTTGGATCTTCAAGATTTAAAAAGTTAAATGCACTTTCGTACAAGCCATGCTTTGCACCGGGCGCAACTCCACTGGTGCTGTTGTTCTGCTCAAGTAGATGGCAAATTTCTTTCAGTCGGTCTTTGTG